GATATTTTCTTTCCTTTCCCATAGGACAAATATAATAAATATATTGCTTAATGTACTTTTAATACATAATTATTTGTACATTTGTTTCATGAGAAATCACAAGATACATACAGAGACTCCATTTACTTTTCTCGATGAGAATTTTAATGATGTGGAGTTTGAAAAAATACAGCTTGAAGTTACTATAAATTCATTGGATAAGATATCTACGCTAAGTAAAACAGCAATTAAACTTTACAAGCATTTAAGAATGGATGCGTTTAGAGAGGATAAGATTCTTTACTTCGATATCAAAGAAGCTAAAGAGTATTGTGAATTTAAACAAGATAAGTCTATATATAATGCGTTAAAGGAATTAGTCAAGGCAGGCATATTGGCAGGAAGAAAGAACCCTTCTGAGTTCTATTACAACCCTAAATATATATGCCATAAAAAAGAAATTTTATGATTGTAAGATTAGCGAGTAACATGTTGTCCGTAGACGGAGTAAAGATTTTCATAAATGAAAGTACTGGAAAATTCTACACCTTTAATGGTGCCAAAATTGGTTTGGTAAGATTACAAGCCTTATATTTGTTTGTTGATAATGAGCAGAGAGCTTTTTTTAGAAAGTTCTCAAACAAGGTTGACGTTTTAATTAAACAACTTAATCATGAGTAGAATTAATCAAAGAGCAGCTTTCGCAGCTGCAGCGAGTAAGCCAAAGAGAAAGAAAACGGTAACTAAGAAAGTTACGAAAAAGAAACCTGTAACAAGGAAGAGTAAAGGAACATACTAAAAATACTAAATGTATAATGAACTCATTGATATAGATACGGATGGGAACGTGCTTCTACACGATAATTCGATTGCACTCATGCCTAAGCTGTTTGCCGTTTACAAAGACAAACGGATGGGTAGCAAGATGGTCAAGTACATCGTTTCGGTGTATGACTATAAATCCCCATTCCGAAGACTGCCATTAGATGAGCGTAGGTCCAGAGTGACCTACAATATGTTCAACAAACAAAAGCCTGTTGATGAATCCAAAGAACTTATTGCCGAAGCTATAGAGGAATATGTCAGATTACAGTTTGACCCCTTGATTGATGAGTATAACGCTATGTGTGAACAGTCATATAAAATGACTAAAGTGTTTTTGGGAATAGAACCTACGGAAACAAATCTTGAAGATTTAAATAAGCTTCAAACCGAAATGGGAAAAGCTGCTAAATCAAGGGATGCTCATAAGGATTTGATTAAGAAAGATGCTGAGTCGGATACTAAGATACAAGGTACAGGCTCGGACGATTTTAGTTTGTTAGAAGAAAGTTTGCGTATGGGAGGCGATGGTCAAAGCGCATGATAGCTGCCAAGAAATATTCTCCAGTACTGTTCGATAAAAATCTAAAGGATTATCGAAAATTCAAAAGAGGTACAGCTGAGTATCATCATTTTTGGAAGGAACAAAAATACAGGTGTCTTAACGGATACAAACCAACTGGTGGTACTTGGATATCGGGTAACTACTATTTCTATTTAAACTTTTCTAAAATTCACGGTCTGCCTCCTGGTGCAAAAAGGAAGTCAATGATTTCTCCTTTGTATCGTGACCAAGATCACGAATATTTCCGAGAAGTTTATCACGCAAAGTACGGTGATGGGTTAGATAATAAAGGTGGATATGGAATTATTGTATTAAAAGCAAGGCGTAAGGGGTTCTCCTTTATGAACTCAAATGTATTATTGCACGAGTGGACCTTTTACCCTCACTCTGAGAATGGGTTAGGTGCGCAACGTGAGGATTATGTTCAGGATTTTCGAAAGAAGATGTTGTTATCCTATAATGAATTACCTCCACAATTCCGAAATAAGATACTAAATAACAATGAAGAGTTATTTATGTCTGGATACAAGGAGAAGGAGAATGGTATTTGGATAGAGAAGGGAGCTAAATCTATGATTCACTTTAGGGTTATGGAGAAGCCTAATGCTTTCAGGGGAACGTCTTTGAATTATATGGTGTTTGAGGAAGCCGGAGAGTTCTTAAAACTTAAGCGTTCATTCCAATCTTCTGAGGATTGTTTTAAAGAGGGTGATCAATTCTTTGGTACGCCAATTATTGGGGGAACTTCCAATGCAATGGAGGTTGAGTCAGATGATTACATGGATATGTATTACAATGCTGAGAGATATAATCTAAAGCCTGTATTCATTAAAGCCTCTAAAGTATTTGGTAGTTTCTTTGACATGAGTACTGGGGTAAGTAATGTTTCTGGAGCTGATGATTATATCATGGCCGAAGCTGCAAAACGTAAAGCTACTGGAGATTTACAATCTTATTATTCTTATTTACAAGAGAATCCTTTAGAAGTAGAACATGCTTTCTTTAAATCTGGTAAAACTCCTTTCGATTTAGAGAAGATAAATAAACAGATTGCTAACATAAATACTAATCCCGCTTTTAAGCGTGTACAGAAAGGTATGTTGGAGTGGCCAGTAGATAAAAAGGGTAAAGAAATATTTGGCAGTATGCCTAAATTTGTTTTAGATGATGGATCTATCTCTGAAGATATAAATGAAGAAAAGTTTCCGTTTGAAATAGTAGAACAACCAATTCCTAATATGGCTAACATTCATTTGTCAGCTGTCGATCCTTATCATGTTGATGATGATTTGGAAGAAATGAAGAAGAGTGTTAAGGACCAAAAGGATAGGTCTTTGGGTTCTATGTGTGTATATCGTAGATTTGTTGGTGTAAGTACTATTGGAGAATTGCCGGTTGCATTCTATACGGATAGACCATATTCAAAAGAGAAGTTTTATGAGAACTGTCTTAAGATGTGTATTTATTATGACTGTCAAGTTTTGGTAGAATATAATGATGATAGTTTCTTAAGATACTTTATCGATAGAAAAATGACAAGATATTTAAAAGAGCGTCCTCGTTCTGCAGATAGCCCTTGGAGTCAAGCGTTGAATAAGTATGGTATGCATATGAAGAGTTTCCAAAAGAAACTATTGACTGAGCTTGTAGATGAATATGTTAAAAAGCATTGGGAAGATATCTATTTCATGTCCTTACTTATTGAACTTTCAGTATATGGTGTGAAAAATACAGATAGGGTTATGTCCTTTGGTATGGCTCTTATTCACGATATGGATGCTACGAAAAGAATCTATGATAAATCAGAAGATGAGCAGATTGATAAGATGGAAGGATTACCTATGTTTAATAGAGATTCTAACGGAGTTATTACTTTACCGATAGAAGAAAATATAAATCATTTTGATGATACAAATAATAATGTTAATTTTGATTACGAATTTTAGATACTTGAATTTAGATACTTATGGATTTTCCTCTACAGAATATTCCTGAAAAAGATAAAACAAAAGAATGGCATAAAGATAATGTTACTTCTGTTCTAATGCATCATAAGGACTACACAGCCTTTATAGATTCAAGGAAAAAAGACCACGAAAATTACTTGATAGCTGCTGGTGAATTTAACATTAAGCAATTCAAATATGTTACCGATATGTATGGAATGACTTCTCCTGCGAGATTAGTCAACTATCCTATCATAATGCCCAAATTAGATTTATTAGCGGGGGAACTTGTTAGCCAACCTTTACAATACACTGTAAATGTTATTAACAGAAATGCTATTAGAAAAAAGAATGAAGAACAAATTACTCTTGCAGCTGAGGTTGTTTTAAGACCTATAAGAAGAAATATCGAAAAGGCGTTAGGTATGTCAATACCTGATGAACAAGTTGGTCAAGAAGTTCCTGCAGATATAGCCAGGTATCAAAAATTAAAATTCAGAAATGCCATTGAAGAGATGGTCCATGTTGGTATAAAGTATTGTATCCAAAAATGGGATTTGAAACAGATTTTCAAAAGAGGATTTTATGATTTAGCTATTTCTGGTAAAGAATTTTACAGGGTATTTATAAAAGATGGGGATCCTTGTGTTGAGAGACTTGACCCACGTACAATGCTTTATGACCTTGATTTAGATAAGGAAGATTTAAAGGATTCTAAATATGTTGGTGTTGAGAATTGGTATACTGTAAATGAGATACTTGATGAGCATGGAACAAAACTTTCTAAGGAAGATGTTGATGAGCTTGAAGAATTACAAGGTAAGGGTGCTGATTATTATGAAGGAGGAAATTCTTTATACGATAGTTACTCTCACTCTCAAGGTCGTGATTTAAAGGTTCGTGTTGTTAAGTTGCAATGGAAAAGTATTAGGATGATGAAATATAAAGTTTCTCCTAATCCTTATGATCCATCTACACCTCATCACAAAAAAGTTAAAGATACTTATAAGGCTAAGAAGGGAGAAACGGTTATTGAAAAACCTATGACTGAAATACGTCAGTGTACTGTTCTTGGTCATAAGATAGTTGTTGATTGGGGAGTTAAGCCTAATCAAATTAGATACGAAGAGAATTACGCAAATACAACATTTGATTATTTTGGTTCTATAAAAGGAAACTTAAATGGTAATACGTTGTCTGTTGTTGATTCTCTTAAGAATGTTCAGATACTTATTAATATAGTAATGTATCAGATAGAGTTATCAATGGCTCGTTCAGGTGGTAAGTCTATGGTTTATGATGTGTCTCAGAAGCCTAAGAACATTTCTTTAAAAGATATTTTCTACCATGCAAAGAACTCAGGACTTATACTTGTTAATAGCAAGACTGAGGGAATGCAAAACAATACATTTAATCAGTTCCAACAAGTAGATTTCACATTATCTCAATCGGTTGCTCAGATGATCAACTTGAAAATAATGTTAGAAGAGACAGCTGATAAATTAACTGGTATTAGTGCTGCACGTTCTGGAGTACAAAAATCTGGTGATTTAGTTGGTGTTACTGAAAGGAACGTAATGCAGTCTACTTTAATTACTGCACCATTATTTGATATACACTATAAGTTAGTTGGTAACGTTTTCCAAGCAATGGCTGGGTTAATGAAAACAGCATGGGCTAAAGAAGGTCGTATGGCTAACGTATTCGGAGATATGGGAATGCAGACTTTTAAAATTGACAAGTCTATATCTTTATCTGAGTATGGAATATTCTTAGAGAATAGTGGTAGAGAGGTTCAGCGTAAACAAGAAATGATGGGATTATTAGAAAGATTCTCATCTTCTGGAAACGTAGATCCTTTAGCAATTATTAAAGCTGTAAATGCAGAAGGATCTAGTGAGGTTGAATCAATACTTACTGAAGGACTTGAAGCTGTTAGAAATGCTCAACAATCTCTTGAAGAAAGAAAAGTTGCTGCACAAGAACAAGCTAATGAAATTGCTGCTAAAACAATTGAGATACCGTTGGAGGTTGCTAAGATTAAAGCTCAAACAGATATTACTGTTGCCAATATTAAAGAAGAGGGTAATGCTAATAAACAAACTAATGATTTAGAGCATAAAGAAAACATGCAGCATGAGAATAAAATTGCTGATTTAGATAAGATGGCTTTAACTGAAACTTCTAAGGAAGATGGTAGTGTTCAATAAAAGTATATATTTGTATTAATAGTTTAACTAAAGTAAAAGAAAATGGAAGATAATAATGGAGGTCAAGGTACAGAAGGTGCTGGCACAGAAGGTAATGAAGGTAAAGAGTTTGATGCAAGTGCATTTATGACGGAAACGCCAGTAGCAAAAGTTCCTGAAAATTTAGGAGATGGAGCTGCTGCACCTCCAGAAGGTGGTGAAACTAAATTGCCAGAAGGTGATGGAGCGGAAGAGGGAAGTGCAGAAGAAGCTTTTTCTTGGGATAATGCTGCTAGTTCAGAAAGTGAAGCGGATAAAGCTACAAGATTAGAATCTGAAGCTGCTACAAAATTAAAACTTGAAGAAGAGGCTGCTGCAGAAGGTGGAGAAGAATTAAGTCAGGAACAGAAAGATGCTGCTGCTAAAGAAGCTGCTGAAGCTGCTGAAGCTGCTGAA